CTTTTTTTGCTCGCTATCGACGCCCTAGCCCCTTAACGAGCATCCAGAGTAGGGCGGGTAGCTTACGCAGCTACAGCAGCCTCTTCGGTCCAACCAAACTTAGCGAGAATCGCGTCAGCTTCGTCAACAGAAGGAGCCATATCAACAATATTTTTGGCAGTTGAATACCTAGATAGATGATTAAAGAGGCCAACTATCATCCTCTGCTTGCAATTCAGCGTAAGACCCTAAATCGAATCCAGTACGCCCCCTTGTATTATATTTACACTTTTTTGAGGTGAGATCAAGATTTCTTTAGTACATCTCTAAACTTTTTGAAAAGATATTTTCCAATATCCTTATTTTCTTCAAAATATTTTCTTAAATTATCTATTCCTTGATGCTGTTTTTTAAATTCAAGCTTGAGGTTTTCTTTAACTTCTTCTATGATATCATCACTTACAGTAACCCACGCACCCTTGGCTTGAGCCATATCCCACATTAACATCATTTCGACAACTTCATATTCGGCCCATATACTTTTCCCGCCAGTTCTTCCGTAGCGAATAGGGTATTTAACTTCTATGCCTGTTTTTTCATTAGCGGTTTTTCTGAAAATGATTTTACACCAATGACCTAAATGATCTCCCTTTCCATTAGCCTGAGTAGAAATGATATCCTTATTAAACCTAGGTTGAAATTCAAGAATCCAATCACTATAGTGAAGCGCGGCATTTCCACCTGATGCATTAGTTATTTGAGGGTCACCTTTTTCGTAGGGATTTATTTTAATATTACTTCTAACTTGAGAGATCATATAACAAATATGACCCTTGCTAGCAAAAGAAAGAGCCATTCTTTTCAAGAAATCGGAGGTTAACAAAGAGCCTCCAGCTACTTTAACAGCTTCATCCGAACCTTTTTCTAAGTCGCCCCTTGGAACTAAAGCGTCCATAGAATCAATAATAAACATGTATCTAGTATCATTTGGGTTATCGTGAACCAACTGCCTTAAGAAATCAATTACAGATTCAAAAATATTACATTTATATACAAAAAATTTATCTTCGCTAATGTCTACCCCTGAACGTTCTAACATTTCATCCGAGAGTCTCCCTTCAGACTTAATGTAAACTACCATAGAGTTTTCTATTTTTTGAAAATTTTTAGCAAAAGATAACGCACAGGAAGTTTTACCACCTTCAGTAACACCCGATGCTCTGATTACACCTGGTTTAATTCCACCCCCCATTTCTATGTCAAGTTTAAGACTACCGCTTGATACCGTGTAATCTCTTTCTTCTTCAAAATTATAATGATCGCCTTGATTATCTTTTAAATAGGCTTGTATTTGATCAAGGGAAGACTGTGGGTTTGCTAAATCTTTCTTTTTCTTTCTCATAATTTTCCTAATGCGTCATCGAGGTATTGTATATTGGCTTTTAACCTATCAAGATTATCGGAATCCTTGGGACCATTATCATAAAGGTCTTGAAATATATCTCTAGACTCTTGTAATAACTTTTCGCTATTTTTATGTGAACCCATTCTTTCATAAGTTACTGCAACAGCGTCTCTTAGTTCCCATGAATTTTCAAAATAGGCATTGAAGTGTATCTGCCATGCATCGTGATCAATGGGGCATTTTAATCTTTCTACACGACGGGCGTAAAAAAAAGCTTTACTCCAATTTTCAGTTTTATAATAATGAAGAAAAATTTTATGTAACGCCTCACCTCTGTCTTCTCTAAGGTTGTAAGCAGTGATGTATTCCGATAGAGCTTCTTCATATCTCCCCATATTTTCTAGAAGATGACCTTTTTGTATATGGGTAAACCAACTATCTCCTCCACTCCCAAAAGTTTCTAAATATTTTTCATAATAAAATAAACCTCTTTCTAAGAAAAGTTTTAACTGCTCTTTTCCGTATGGAAAAAATTTATAAGCGTGTTCTGAATTTATATTAAAACCTAAATAGTTAAAAGATTTACATAAATAAAGTAGATGATACCTTTCTTTGCCCAAGTCACTACCATCCCTAAATCTCTCATGTAATTGATTTTCTAACTTTAGAATATCTTGAATATACTTTATTGGGTTATCGTAAGTCATCCCCCCGCCTAAAGCTATATGCTTAAAAGACATAGGTAAATTAGCGCGAGCTTGCTCGGGTTGTCTGGTTTCTTCGCTGTCTATGCTTTTCCTCAAATGAATAGTTTCGTGAGCTACGTCATCTGCCCAAAACCACGGTAAACCCCATTTCCATAACCACATCCTTGGGACACAGTGATTGCCAGAGTGAAAAATAATTGACCATGCTTCTTGCTGTGGTATTAGTGACCAATCGAAATCATCAGCTACTTCTATCCCTTCGTCAGCATCAATTCTTAATATATAATCACACTCGTGATCTGTATTTTCTAAAAACTCCCATGAATGTTGCCTGTTTATGCCATGACCCTTCCATCCAATTTTACTTTGGTAGAGTTTTCCTTCTATCTTATGCTTTTTAAAAAAATCTTTTATTATATCTTGAGTACCATCAGTAGAGCCGTTATCAACTATTACCCAATAATCAATATAATCCACCGCTGAAGCAAGCATTTTTTCAATTATAGCCGCTTCATTCTGAACATGAGTCCACAGGCAAATTTTTACTTTATTTTGTTTTTTTGCCACTTTTAAATAAGTCTATATAAGACGTTTTTTTAGGGTTAGATTTTATATCTTTATCAAACGTTTTTTGCTCGTCAAACTTTTCTTCTTTAACTTTTCCAAACTTAAGTTTACATGAAACCTCAAATTCTTCCACGGCTTTTTTGAAATGTTTTTGACCGTCTTTGTTTTTAAAAAAATTTAAAGAATTTAAGTAAAAACCTAAATTTATTTGACTCCAGAAATCCAAATTCGGGTAAAGTTCAAATAATTCTTTAGCCGCCTTAGTTTCTCTAGCCCAATCTTTAGCGCATAAATCATTGGGCTCTTTAATTAATTGCCAAATAAGAACTGCATATTTAGTTTTAATACACGGAGGTTTGTCGGTGCGACGGGATAAAATTTTTCTACCTATCTTAAACTTGCAATCCTTCTTCATGTAAATCGTGTTGTACCATTTTTTTGACTAAATTACAAAAAGAAACTTCGGGTTTCCATCCTAATTCAAGTTTTATATCCGTGGGGTCTCCTAATAACAATTCAACTTCAGCAGGGCGATAAAATTCTGGGTTAATTTTCATTAAGACTTCTCCTTTGGGAGAGTTTCTATGAAACTTAGTATTCAGTGGGTCTTTTAAGTCCTCGCTCCAGTTACCCTCTATCTTAGCTGCTAAAAATGCTCTTTCCACGAACTCCTTAATGGTATGAGTTTCTCCACTGGCTAATAAATAATCTTTGGGTTTTTCTTGATTAAGCATTAACCATACACCTTTAACGAAATCCTCAGAGTCACTCCAATCTCTTTTAGAATAAATATTCCCAAGTTCGATGGGGTCGATATGTTTATTTTTAATTATTTGTTTTTTTATTTTAGCTACACCCTTGGTGATTTTTCTGGTTACAAATTCCTCCCCTCTTTTAGTTCCTTCGTGGTTAAAAAGAGTACCGTGAACTGCAAACATATCATAAGATTCTCTGTAAACTTTAACTATATGTCTGGCTGCACACTTAGAAGCTCCATAAGGACTTCGAGGTTTTAGCGGGTGCTTAATATCCTGAGGGGAGTAGTCTACATTTCCAAATTCTTCACTACTTCCTGCACTGTAAAATTTACATTTAGGGTTATGATTTTTTATAGCTTCAAGGCATCTTAGTACGCCAGTTGCGTTGGTGTCAAAAACTTGAAGGGGCATTGTCCAGCTACAACCCACGAAACTATTGGCGGCAAAATTAATAAAAAAATCAGGTTTAATTTCTTCAACTAAATTACTGATACTTACTTCATCAGTTAAATCTCCATAAACAAGTTTAAATCTATCATTATTTAAAAAGTTTTTACAGTTTTCAAAATTTGGTATCGCGGCTCTCCTTATCATTCCAAATACTTTATAATCAGTATTATTAAGAAGAAATTCACACATATTAGCACCATCTTGCCCCAGTGTACCTGTTACTAAAACTTTTTTCATATATTTTTTAACTTATTAAAAACTTGACCAATAGCGTCGTCCATATCTAAATATTTGTAAGTAGCTAACCTCCCGACAAATATAACATTATTTAAAGAGTCTGCAATTTTTTTGTATTTTTTATACTTTTGTTGGTTGTTGCCAAATGGTTTAGGGTAAAATGGTAGATTATTTTTGGAGTGCTCACAAGGATATTCTTTAGAAATAACCGTCTGCTCGACCTGCTGCTTATGCCAATGAGAATGGTCAACGCTTCTAGTCCAAGGTTTTTTATTACATTCGTTTAATTGAAAAACGTCAGGTCTACGTTTAGATGTTTCAAATTGTATTTTTAATGATCTATATTCGAGCCATTCATGCTTGTAGTCGAAAAATTCATCTATCTTGCCTGTGTATATTAAAAGGTCGTATTTTTGTTTTTTATAATCTGTAGTACCGCAATTTAAATTAACTTTTATAGAGGCTAACATATTTTTAAACATTTCGGTGTAACCATTTTCAGGTATACCTTGATAGCGATCTAAATGAAAACATGGACTCGGATCATCTCTTTTAGTGGGTACTCTCCCGCTTATAGATTTGGGGAATTTTTCCCACGGTATGCCCCACATTTTTTCACTATAGTCTTTAAATATTAATTGTTTTATTTGTTCTGGGGTTTTAGGTCCAATTATTTTTTCCGTAGCAGGGGAATAAGGCAGTGGGATAATTCCTTCTTCAGTATTAGCTTTTACCCTAAGGCAAACATCATTAAAAGTAGAAAACTTATTTAGGAAATCCCATACCTG